GTGTTTCTGGCTCAATCGTAAACGTAAAAACCGCGCTAGTCGGCCTTGCTGCGGGTGCGGGTCTCATAAAGTTTGCGACCCAGATTGATGACCTTGCTAAAGCATCATCACGGCTTGGCATCACTGTGAATGAATTACAGTCATTACAGTTTGCGGCATCTCAAACAGGCGCATCATCAGAAGAGCTTGAAAAAGGTCTAACACGTTTCAGCCGGTCAATCTCTGAGGCGTCATCAGGCATTGGCACCGGCCTTAGAGCTTTTGAGGCATTGGGTGTGACTGTAGCTGATGCGGCTGGCGGTTTGCGACCGACTAATGAGCTTTTAAGCGAGGTTTCAGACCGTCTTGCCACAATAGAAAGCCCAGCCGACCGCGTTCGCATAGCGTTTGACCTGTTTGGTCGTTCTGGTGTCAATCTTGTTAATACTTTGCAGAATGGGTCTGGTGAGCTTACTAAATTACGGGCTGAGTTTAACGCCGTTACAATGGAGCTTACAGGCCCACAAGCAAAAGCCGTTGAAGAAGCCAATGACAGATTTGACAAGCTGGGTCGTATTTTAGGGTCTATCGGTCAACAGATAACATCAGTTTTATTACCGGTTCTTGCAAAAGTTGGCGAGTTTATTGTTGTTAATATTCTTAAAGCGTTAAGCGGCGCGACTAGGGCTTTGCGTAATTTCTTAAATGCGATTGTTGACCTTGCTGATGAAGTCGGCATTCAGATGAATAAATTCACATTTGGCGAGGGGCTAAATGAAGAGCTAGACCGCATTATATTTAATTTAGAAAACGCTGGAAAAGCCAGTAAAGACGCAAATGGCGATTTAAAGGTTCTTGTGAACACTTCAAACGGGGTTGCCGGTGGGTTTGAGCGCGTCAATAATATGGCGGCAAAGACTTTAGCAACCTTTGATGAATTTGGCGACAAGATTGGTTTCTTAAAAGCCAAAACAGACACATCCAGAACTGCGCTGCAACAGTATGAAGATGCAACCTTAGATGTCAAAGATGCATTGCAGAAAACAGCGGTTGATGGACTAGTATCAATGGAAGATAGTTTGCTTGGCGTTATTCAAGGCACTATGTCAGCAAAAGACGCTTTCCGGTCAATGGCGCAGTCTATTCTTGCTGACTTGGCGCGTATTGCAATCAGGCAACAAATCACCGGCAAAATTGCTGGTTTTATTGGCGGGTTTGGCGCACCAACCGGAAAAGCAATCGGCGGGGCTGTTCAACGCAATCAGCCTTATATGGTCGGCGAGCGTGGGCCAGAAATGTTTGTTCCTAATCAGTCAGGGTCTATTGTGCCTAATGGCGCAGGTGGTGGAGGCGGCGTTGTGGTTAATCAGACAATAAACCTGTCAACTGGCGTATCACAGACCGTCAGAACAGAAGTTATGAACATGATGCCGCAAATTCAACAAGCCGCAGTCTCAGGCGTTCTTGATGCAAAGCGCAGGGGCGGTTCATTTAGCAGCGCATTCGGGGCTTAGATATGGCAATTACTTACCCTTTAGCATTACCAACCGGCGGAATTGCTAGAATTAACCTTTTGGCGCGGAACACAATAGGCGTTAGTTCATCGCCTTTCACTTATGCACAGCAAGTTTATAAGCATCAGGGGCAACGCTGGGAAGCAGATATTACATTGCCGCCTATGAAACGCGCAGATGCCGAAGTGTGGATCAGCTTTTTTATGAAGTTATATGGGCCTTATGGCACGTTTTTGCTTGGCGACCCTAATGGCGCAATAGCAAGAGGAACAGCATCATCAGCGGCAGGCACACCGGTTGTAAATGGCGCATCACAAACAGGTAACGAGCTCGCGATTGATGGCTTGCCAACTTCTGAAACAGGATATTTAAAGGCAGGGGATTATGTTCAAATCGGCACAGGAGCAAGCGCACAGCTTTATAAAGTGCTTGATGATGTTGATACAAACTCGTCAGGGGAAGCAACTTTGCAGATATGGCCTGATTTGCGTTCAAGTCCTGCTGATGGTGCCGCCGTTGCTGTGGCTTCTGCAAAAGGTCATTTCCGGTTAAGCACATCCACAACTGACTGGCAAATCAACAGCGCAGGGTTTTACTCAATGACCTTTGGAGCGATTGAGGCACTATGACCAGAAGTTTAGGAACCAACTTTGCAAATTCACTAGCGGCTGATGAAATTCAGCCTTTTTTTGCTGTTGAAATGGATTTCTCAGGCGGTGCCATTCGCTTGTGGGGTGGTTATGGTGATTTGACTATAGACGGTGATACTTACACTGGCGGGGCTGACTTTCTAAAGATATCAGAAGTCGATGAAACATCTGAAATTAAAGCGGCTGGCATTAGCGTTCAGCTTTCCAGTATTCCAACGTCTCTTATTGCAACCGCATTGACTGAGACATATCAGGGGCGTGATATTACGCTTTATTTTGGCACGTTCAACAGTTCTGGCGCGGTGAATGATACGCCTTATGTGCTGTTTAAAGGTCGTATGGATGTGATGAGCGTCACAGAGAACGGCGACACCAGCTTCATAACGGTATCAGGAGAAAGCCGTTTGATTGATTTGGAAATAGCGCGTGAACGCCGTTACACTTCTGAAGACCAGAAAATTGATTACCCTGCAGACAAGGGTTTAGAATTTGTTGCTGATTTACAGCAAAAGGAACTTATCTGGGGTGGCAAATAATGAGTTGGTTTTCCTCATTTGTTGGCGGTGTTAAACAAGCAGCAAAAGACCCTGTAACGGTTATAACCACTGCTTTCTATATTGCCACCGGTCAATATGCTATGGCGGCTATGACTGTCGCGGCGGCTGGCGCATCTAATGCATTAGCAGCAAATGCCGCACAAGACCTGCCAAGCTATACTGATTTTGCATCAGAAGTTACCGGCAGAACGCAGATGATTAAACAGCCGACCCAGCCGCGCCGGTTTGTTTATGGCAAAACAAGGGTTTCCGGCTTGTTGGTTCACGCAGAAAGCACTGACGATGACAAAAAACTGCATTTGGTGATCGCAGTTGCAACGCATGAGATTAATTCATTTCAGCAGTTTTATGTAAATGATGAAGCGATTACAATAAATGGCTCTGGAAGCGTTACGGCACCAGCAAGATATTCTGGAAAGATAAGAATAAAAAGCCATTTAGGAACAACGGCACAGGCGGCAGACACTGATTTAGTGTCAGAAAGTGAAGCGGGATGGACATCAGCGCATAAACTTTCCGGCATCGCTTATATCTACGCTAGAATTGATTATGATATTGATGCTTTTCCAAATGGCATTCCTACCATTTCTGCACTTATTGAAGGCAAAAAGGTCTATGACCCACGCACAGCCAGCACTGCATTTTCTGCAAACCCTGCTTTGTGCATCCGTGATTATCTGACACAAACAACATATGGTGTTGGCGCATCTGCATCAGAAATAAATGACACTGCATTTACGTCAGCCGCAAATGCTTGCGATGAAAATGTAACTTTAGCCGCTGGTGGCACAGAAAACCGCTATGAGTTTCACGGCACAATGCAAGCCAGCAATTCACCTAAAAAGATTTTAGAAGAAATGGTGACTTCATGCGGCGGGTTTATTTCTTATGTAAATGGCAAGTTTTCTATAAAGGTCGCTGAATACGATGCGCCATCAATCACGCTAACAGAAGATAATATTATTGACCAAATTGGTATGCAAACCCGCCGCAGTAAACGGGATAACTTTAATGCGGTTAAAGGTGTTTTTGCGCCAACATCAACCAATTATATTGCCGCAGATTATCCGGCAATAACATCATCAACATTTGAAACAGAAGATGGCAGTGAACGCCGCTTTTTAAATTACAATCTGCCATACACAACATCATCATCAATGGCGCAAAGGCTGGCAAAGATTGCGCTTTATCGCAACCGGCAACAGGTCACACTGCAACTTGTATGCGATATGACTGCATTTGATTTAAGTGTTGGCGATAATGTTAATGTGACTATTTCAAGGTTTGGCTTTAGTCAAAAGGTGTTTCAAGTTGTTGAATGGAATTTAACTATTAAATCAGACGAAAACGGTGGGCCTATTCAAGCGGTTAATCTGTTTTTGCGCGAAAACAACAGCAATGTTTATGATTGGTCTGCAGAAGAAGCTGACTTTTTGCAAGATAACACAACACTGCCGAACCCTTTTGATATTACCGCGCCGACCCTAACTTTGTCTGACACTGTTCAGCTATTTAATCAAAAGGCCGTTTCTGTTTTAATTGCTGATGTTGCATCAACTTCTGCATACGCAAATCAGTTTGAGGTCGAAACAAAGAAATCAACAGACAGCACATATATATCGCTGGGCGTTTCATCATCAACACGCTTTGAATTTGTAGATGTTGAAGATGGGGCAACATATGATGTCAGGGCGCGTATTATATCATCATTAGGCGTTAAATCTGCATTCACATCAGCGCAACGGCTTATCGTGGGCAAGTCGGCAGCACCGGCAGACATAACAAACTTCAGCGTGAACATTATCAGCAATCAGGCTTATTTGGCGTGGGATGCGGTCGCAGATGTTGATTTATCGCATTACATTATTAGGCACTCGCCGCAAACAACCGGCGCAGCCTATGCAAACGCAAACACGATTGTTAAAAAGGTCGGCAGACCGGCAAACAGCGTTATGGTTCCGGCCCAGACCGGCACTTACTTTGTTAAAGCGGTTGATAAATTCGGTAATGTTTCCGTAAATGCTGATAGCAGTGTTGCGCTTGTTGATTCGCTATTTGGTTATCAGTTACGCGATACGCAATCAGAACACACTGCATTCACCGGCTCAAAAACAAATGTTGTTGTTATTAATAACAAACTGCAATTAGACACCAGCATTAACTTTGATAGCGCGACCGGCAATTTTGATGATGCAACTGGCCTATTTGATGGCGGCGGCGGATTTGTTGCGGCGACTGGAACATATGATTTTAGTGATTATATTGATTTAGGTGCGGTTTATAACGGTCAGGCTGATGTGATTGTGAAGGTTGAACAATTACCACAGCACACCGGCACACCTGCCGCAGATGGCATTGATGTTGATATGTTTGTAAGCACGACAGAGGATGACCCCGCCGGAAGCCCGACATATACAGATTACCGGCCTTTTATCGTGGGTTCTTACACTGCAAGGGCATTTCGGTTCCGCGCAGTGCTAACAACTGACAACGCTGACGAAACACCAGCCATCACAGAGTTGACCGCAGAAATAAAACTGCCGACACGCACAGAGAGCGATAGCGATATCCAAAGCGGCGCAGGTGCAAAGTCTGTAACATTCCCGTCAGCATTTAAAGAGGTGCGTTCTGTGGCTATTTCTGTGGGGGATATGCAGTCGGGCGACTATTATGCTATAACTAATAAGTTAAAAACAGGTTTCACCATCACTTTCTATAACAGTAGCGATGCCGCCGTTGATAGATTGTTTGATTATGTTGCAACAGGATTTTAAATGTCACAGCACGATTATGTAATTGCAAACCAGACTTTCCCAAATACGCGCACAGATTTAAATAGCGCGTTTGCGGCGATTGTCAGTCAGAACAGCGGCGCGTCAGCACCGTCTACCACATACGCTTATCAGTTATGGTATGACACCGGCAACGATATTTTAAAGATGCGTAACGCTGATGATGATGCGTGGATTGACTTATTCACGGTTGACCAGACCGCAGACACAGCAACCGCACCAAGCGTTGCGGCTGGGTCTAATTTGCTAATTAACGGAAATATGGCTGTTAATCAACGAGGCAGTGTAAACACATCTGATGGGAACACTGTATATGGCTTAGACAGAATGGCTGTCTTTTTGCGTGGTGGTCCTGCGGCTACTATAACTCAGGATACTGATGTACCGTCTGGTCAAGGCTTTGGTTACTCTAATAAGATTGATGTAACCACGGGCGATGCATTAGGCACAGCAAATGACTTCTGTTTGTTTAGGCAAAAGATTGAAGGTCAGAATTTACAACAATTAAAAAAGGGTACATCTTCTGCCGAATCTCTAACTCTTTCTTTTTGGATTAAATCTACTATTACTGGAACATACGTTTTAGAGATTAGAGACCAAACAAACGCTAGAGATATACATAAAACTTATACCATATCGAGTTCAAACACTTGGGAATACAAGACGCTTACCTTTGAAGGTGATACAACAGGTGCAATAGACAACGATAATACATCGGGGCTTGAAGTTTCTTGGTTTCTAGGTCAGGGTACGGATTACACTAGCGGCACATTAAATACTGCTTGGGCTAGTGCAGTAAATGCTAATCGAGCCGTTGGTCAAGTGAATGCTGTAAGTTCAGCAAGCAACAACATTCTTATCACAGGCGTCCAGCTTGAGGTCGGCTCTGTCGCAAATCCAGTTTTTCAGCAAGAAAGTTTCGGTGAAACTTTGCAGAAGTGCCAGCGGTACTTTACCAGAATACCCAGAATAGATGGGTCATCTGCAAACACAGAAATTGCAAACGGTATGGGTAACACTACTAACAACTTTCTAGGTGTAATTCATTTTCCTACAGAAATGAGAGCGAACCCAACGCTTACTGCAAGCGGCTCATTTAGGGTGTTTAATGGTGGAACACTAAACCCAACAGCAGGGCCATCAAGAAGCAGTAGTAGCACAGTCTGTATGGGAATTAGTCTTGCAACTGGTGGTGGCATATCAACTTTAGATGCCCTGTTGCTTACGCTAAACAACGATAGTGATGCCAATCTTCAATTTAGTGCGGAGTTATAAAAATGGAAATTACATCAGCGCAATACATACAAGATGAAGGTGTTAATTCGGGTATTAAAATTAACAACAGCCAAACTGTTGACCCTGACGGAAATGGTAATAGCGTGTATATAATTACTGTACCCCTAGACCCAGCAAACACAGACTACGCAGAAATCATGAGTCAGGTAGAAGCTGGCACGTTGACCATTGCGGATGCTGATTAGCTATGATTGAAATCCTGACATTAGCCGCAACAGTTACAAAAGTTGCAGGTGCCATATCATCGGGCATCAAAGCCGGTCGGGATATTACTAGCCTTATGCCAGCAATCGGCAAGCTCGGTGAATTAGACGCGCAAATACAAATTGCTGATAGCGGCAAGCACAAGGGCATCATCGGCAAGCTAACGTCTAGCGAGCAAGAAGCCTATGCAATCAGCAGCGCAAAAATGGCACACAAAAAGGCGATGGATGAATTGCGCTCAAACATGCAATTATTTGGCGACTATGGCGCGTGGGATAACTTTCAAAGTGAACTTGCAAGGCAACGCAAACGCCGCGCTGAGATGATAAAAATACAGTTAGAAAAAAGACGCAAACTTGAAATGATGATATTTTGCGTTGTTGGTGTTATAATATTCACATTAGGCATTGTAGTTATTTACAAGTGGGCAATCCATCTCAGGGGCTTTTAAATGGATAACAAAACACCAATAGATTTAACAGCCGCAAGCACAACCGGCGCGGTATGGATGGGGATGTTGCCAGAAATGCTTACAGTAATTGCCACCGGCCTCACAATAATTTGGTTTGCGATCCGAATTTATGAAACTAAAACTGTGCAAAAATTGCTGAACCTGTCAGACGAGATTTAGTTTGTATTCAGCAACCAAAATGGGCGCAATCGGTGAGCATATTGCCGCAAGCGTCATTCTGGGCTTTGATGGCTGGTCAGTCGGGCATGTGCCGCAAGATGGCTTTGACCTTATAGCATTTGATGATATTGGCGCATTACGCATACAGGTTAAGTCTGGCGGGTTGCGAGTTAATGAAAGTTACAGAAGCCCTAGTTATCATTTTAACAACGGCTCTGGCGGCAAGAAGCGTTTAAGGGTTAATGAGTATGATATCCTGTGTCATTGTGCGACTGATGTCAGGCGGTGCGTCTTTTATGCCTCGAACACGGTCAACAAGGTTTCGCAACGCTATCCGCAAAGCTATTTTGACAACATTAACAAAGAACAAGACACTTGGCTTAGAGCAGTGGAAATATTTAGAGAAGGTTTTTGCTAATGGATTGGTCAAAATATCCCAACTTTACAGAAGATGAGTTCCGGTGCAGCCACACCGGCAAATGCGAAATAGAGCCTGCTTTTATGGATAAAATGCAGTCATTACGCACAAAATACGGCAAGCCGATGACAATCACATCTGGGTACCGGCATGAAACGCACCCGATTGAGGCAAAAAAAGAACGCGCTGGAATGCACACCAAAGGCATCGCCGCTGATGTTGCCTGCAATGGTCAGGAAGCATACCACATTATGAAGCTGGCATTTGACTTAGGCTTTACCGGCATTGGTGTTGCACAAAAAGGTCACAGCCGCTTCATCCATTTAGACATATTCACAAAGCCGCCACGCGCCAATATTTGGAGCTATTAAGATGTTACAAGCCTTATTGCCATTGTTACAGCCAGCCATTGACAAGGCTCTTGATATGATACCAGACCCGAAAGCGAAAGAAAAAGCGCGGCAGGAAATGGTAAAAGAAGTTGTTAAGGCTGAAGGCACGTTTCGTGATTTTGTTGTTCAGTATGAGGGCGCGGCAAAGGATGTGCATGTAAGCATTCAAATATTGCGCGGCACAGTCAGGCCAGTGCTTACCTACTTTTTAGCAGGTGCGTTTATTTACGGGTTTTTAAGCCGCAATGTGTCTGATGATGCGATGGAAATGCTGTGGCAGCTTAATCTGCTATCGCTGGGCTTTTGGTATGGTGAACGTGCGTTGAAAAATTTGGGTCTTGATATGGGCAAAAAGAAATAACTATTCTGAACGCCAAATGCGATAACCTTCTGGCACTTTTCTGACAGTACAGTTTAAGCCACGATAGCGAAACGCAAAACGCATGTTGTCTTTTTGCTTTGCATCATCGACAAGAAAACTTTCGCCAACTTTCATATCAGCAACGAAATCATTTTTCCCTTTTTTGCTTTTGGCAGGGATGGGGATGTTTTTATCTATTTTCATTGTTTTGCCTTTTGCTAATGCCCCAACGCTCATCAAAGCATTTTGTGTGAAGGTTTTCGCCGTTGCCATCGCAAACCCAGTCGAAGCCGTTCACATCGAATGATTTCTTACACCATATGCAGGTTTCATACCTTGCCATAAGGCGAGTAATTTTCTTTTTCTTTTTCTTGAACATATTGCCTTTGTGCCGCTTTCAGCAGTTCAACGCTTAGATTAGTCATATCGACGCTGTTAATTTTCACATGAAAGTGCCTGTCGTCAATGGCAATAGAAATACCATCACCATCAACGCACAGGGCAATTTGATTAAGCTCAGAAAGGAATACTGTCATCTTCTAAGCCTACAGGCTGTGGGGCCGCCGCAGGTGCAGGGGCAGTCTCAGCCGGTTTAACATATGGGTCACTTGCCGCAATGCTTAGATATTTAACGCCGCTTGCCGCAACTTTAATCCACGCAGAAATATCTTTATCGACGCCATTCACGTTTATCGTGCCGCGATAATCGGGATGTGTTTCTTGCGCTTTGCGGTCATTCTTAAAAAGAGTGCCGCGATTTGTATTGTCATATTCAGCCATTATTTTTCCTTTCGTGGCTTTAGAGAAAATCATCAGCGTCGGGCAACGATGGAGGGGCGCTGCCCGACGCCTTACTGCCGGAGCGATGGGGAGAAAGACCACTCTCAACAGCAGTTCCGTTTCCGTCATTGTCAGGCTCACAGATGCCAAACATCGTAATAAGCTGAATACGCCGGAAATAAGTTATTTGTTTTGCAACTTCCTGATGGTTTTTTTCATGCAATTCGGGAAGTTTGATAAATGACCGCATCACTTCTTTTTCATGCTCTATTTCTGTGACCAGATTTCCATCAGAAAAATATTGCGCGAAGTAAACATTGAAATCAGAGGCACCTTTAAGCGCGTTTAAAATGTCTTCAAGCTCATAATAAGAAGAGTTAAAGAAAGGATTATGCCCATCTTTTCTGACGCTTGTTGCGGCTCTGAATGCCGCTAATTGCTGTTTTAAAGTTGCCATAAATCTTTTGCCTCTTTTCTCAGTTCGTCATCAATTTTCCAGATATAAATATGTGACCATTCTGGGTCTACAATGCTTGCCAGTTTTTTAGCGTCTGGCGATAAGCGTATCAGGTTTTGTTTCATGAGCAGTTTTTGCCGGAACTCTTCAAGCGACCGGTCAAGATTAGCCTGTTGCAATGATTTGCAGTTGAACGGCGTGAATATCTTTGCCTCATGTTCTGCGGTATAGCAGATAGAGGGCGTCAGGCCCATTGCATACTGATACAAGGCCGCTTGCATAACGTGTGCGTGTTCTGGCTCAGATGCGGGGATGCGACCCTTTCCCCAGCCCTGACTGCCATCTTTCAGCTTGCGGGTTTTAACAGGGCATTTTGTTTTGATTTCAGCAAAGATGCCATCGCCTACCAAATCCACAAAGCCAATGACCGGCAGCGCAATATCAGGCAATTCGACGCTAAATTTGTGTTCTTCTTCACAGTTTGTAAACCCAGATTGATGAAGTATTTCAACGAGATTTGTTGACATTGGGGCTATGACTTCACGAAATCTTTCGCGTTTCACAAGGTCTTCACAAGCCGGATGCTCATCAAAGTAAATAATAGCCGCTTTAATAGCATCATCAATATCAACGCCGTGGGCAATGTTTTCTTGAACCGCCGTGTGAACCGCAGTGCCGATAGCACCAGCCTCACCGATAACGTCTTTTCGCCGGTCTTCTGCAGACCGGTGCACATAGTTAAAGATAAACCGCGCCAAATGCGATGACCCGCTTGAATAGCTGAAGTGCCTAACGCCGATTTTCTCTAAATTATCTAACAATCTTTTATCGCTCAT